ATTCTCGTTAAAAAACTTATAATTTTCTGTAAGGGTTGCTACTTTTTGGGACAGAGTACCTTTAATGTTTCCAAGTTGTCTTAACTTTTTGTTGGCATTGGCAAACTTAACGACCTCTTCTTGCTTGTCATCAAGGTCATGGTTGAGTTTTCTGTTCTTCAGCATCAACCCATCGATGTCACCATCAATCTCTTTGATCTTAGAATACTTACGATTGATGGTCTCCATCCCCCGTGCCTCCAAGTCTTCGATAAAATGCTCCTGCATCTCAACTTTATCCTTAGCAGCATTCTTCTTGACCTCAAGAGATCTGATACCTTCTTTGTTTTGACGGATATCTTCTTTGATGAGATTATTCATCGCAGAAAACACACGAATATCAAGCAAGTCTTCAATCACCTCACGACGATGTGATGACTGAAGTTGCATGAAAGGAGTGAACCCAGCAGAACCCAAGATAACAATCTGAGTGAAAGATTTGTAGTTCAGTTTAAGAATGTTCTCTTCAAGGATCTTTTGATTGGCACGGTCATCCGCTTCTTTGTGAAGCATTTCACCATTAACAATGATGTCAAACACATTTGGTTTGATGCCACGACGAACGGTATATTCTTTACCACCGACCTTAAAATCAATCTCAACCACACAACCTTTCTCATTGGTAGAGTTGATGAGTTGTGGTTTATTGATCTTACGATAAGGTTTGTTGAAGAGAACAAAGCACAGTGCATCCAGAAGAGTGGACTTACCAGCACCGTTAGTTCCAACAACCAGGTTGGTTACATTATCAGTAAACGAAATCGTGGTGGGAACATCTCCAGTGCTTAGAAAGTTCTTCCAAGTAATTTTCTCAAACAGAATCATCTTTTTCTTCAGGTGGAATCACAATGTCCTCTGGACCAATAACAGCATATTTGTAATTATAAGCGTCACATGCTTTTAACGCAAGTTCATCATCAACTTCTACAACAGATAACTTTTTATGCTTTGGATTATTCTCGTGAAGAAGCATCAAATATCTTTCAGCATCATCTTCTTCCTCAAAAAGAAAAAGAACATGGTCACCATCAGCATTTACGACAGCATATGCTCCAGACGAATTTTCAGATGCTAACAAAAACATTATTCAACTTCACAAGCTTCTCTGTAAATCTTCTCAAATAGTTTTTTGATAATAGACTTATCCAGTTCTGTTTCAGACTCGTCGATATAACGATGAAGGATTGACATCGTGTTCTCAGATTCCTCTACCTCAAAGTCATCGTTTTCTTCAATAGCAAAGTTCTCAATGACCTTAACTTCTTCTGCAACAGAAGAAATCTTATCAACAAACTTTTCAAAAGACCTAGGATCTGATTTCTGACGAACAATAATCTTTACAATCTTACCAGCATACTCAGTGGCATCAAACATTTGATATGGAGTATCATCATAGTAAACGTTATAGAACATCCTGAAAGGATTGTTTACTGGAGTATGCTCAAGAGTTTCGGTATCAAAGATATGGAAACCTCTGGTATCATTCACGTCATTCCAAAACATCTCATAAGGATTGCCGAGATAGAAAACCTTACCATCATCGGAACGAGTATGATAATGTCCAGAGAAGACTTTCTTGAAGTTGCCAATCAACCTGGTATCGTCTCTTGCTTCCTGCTGAACATGCCCCCTATGTGCTCTGAAACCATTCAGTTCAAGGTGACCCATGGCAATCTCTGCCGTGCTGTTATCAATGGCACTGTAGGTCTCTTGACGGTTGTCATCATTAATCCAAGGAAGGAACATAATCTTCCTGCCATCGATTATCTTTTCGGAAGCAGAAGAGATAACCACCACATTACTATACTCTCGTAAGAGTAAATCCACTGTGTTAATGTCGTTAGTGTTCTTGTAGTAGGCAGTATGATTACCCACAACCGTGTACACGTCCACTCCCATATCTCGCAGACGATCGTAGTAATTCTTTTTAGCCCACTCCAAAGACCAGAGATCAATAGACCTGCGGTTGTCAAAAGTATCTCCCATATCGATGACACATCGGATAGATTCTCTTTCAAGAGTTGGAAAAAATACTTCATTGTAGAACTTTAAAAAGTATTCGTGAAAGAACTTACTACCCTTCCTGGCACCGAAGTGTTGGTCAGTAATGATGGCACACTTCATTGACGGTTAAGTTTGTAGTGGATTTTTTCTTTGATACTATTATAGTCGGAAGACGTGCCATTTGCACCATCCTCAACAACCATCACCTGATCATATCCAGTTTTTTCAATAATCTTAGTCTTGATTTCCAGTTGCTTTTTCTCTTTTTGAATGCGTCTCAGAAATGCGTAGTGAATAATCTGAGTAAAGTAAGCAAAAGGATTTGATGACTTCTTTGGATCAAAGTTCAGCATGTACTGAACACAGTTTTCAATACCGTCAGAGATCATGTCCTCACGGAACATATAATTGACAAAGTTGGGTTTGTAAGAAAGGTGCGTTGCAATCTTCAGGAAGCATTCACCCAAATAGTTTGTGATGCGTGGTTTATTCGGGCTTGACCAATTCTTAAGTTCTTCATCTGTGATATCAGGATTTTCTTTTTGTGCTGCCTTACGAACTTTCATTCGATACTCAACGATAGCAGCAAGAAAATCTTTGTTGTTCACATAATGTTCTGATCTTTCTCTGACTGGCATAACATTTTCTTAACTCTGTTTAGATGTTTATATTATACCACAAATCAATGGCTTGACACAACTACGTTTCTTGAGTAGAATCACCCTTGTGGTGGTTGTCAGAGACATCTAGCTTGTATATTTCTTCTAGTTTTATTCTAGCTTCTGCTACTGTTCCTAAGTAACCCATCTTTTTATCTGGTGTTACTTGACCATTATCTTCCTCTAGTTCATCCTCATCAATACTTTCATCAAGATATTTTTTATAGAACTTGATGATTTCCTTATTGGTTATCTCAGTGATTGTAACTACTTTGTCCATACTGATAGTGTAGATATCCTCGTCAGGTATCTTCATCCAAGGTTCTACTTTTACACCAGAGACCATTCCTCTTTTGATAACTTTCATTATCACTGGATTACAGAGAACGACAACTCCATTGCCGTTAAGGTCTGTATCAAGAGAAGCAATAGAAAATATTTCTTCTCCCGTCACTAACTTTACTACGCAATAGAATTCATCTGTCATTTTCCCTTTAGTGTAATGTTTACAAATTCATAGTTAAATTCCTCTTCATTGTAAATCTTAATCCTTTCAATGAGATGGTTGAGTGTGTAATTCTTTCTCGTCTTATAACTACAATCATCGGCAATGTCATAAAGAGTAGCAGTAAACTTGTTACTACCTTTACGAAGAACCCTACCAATAGATTGAAGGTTTCTAACTCTTGATTTGCTTGGTGAGGCAAAGATAACGTTGTGAAGGTTCTTGATGTTGATGCCAGTAGAGAATGTGCCGTATGAAGCAATGATGATTGCGTTGGACTCAGCTTCGGTAATAGATCTTGCTCTTTCTCTTTCCTCTACATCAACACCACCGTGGATGAAGAAAACTTTTCTATCTTCTTTTACATTGCTATTTATCATATCGTATAATATCTGTCCATGAGTTTCTACCCTTGAGAACAGAACAAGAGTATTTCCCTTGAGATCACAAGCAAGATTTTTGATGAAGTTATTCCTCTGCTCATGAGAAATGAGATACTGAACTTCATCTTCATAGGTATCAAACTTCTGAGGAGTATGCTTCAAGATCAGGATCTTGGCATTGAAGTTGGCAAGATATCCCTTCTTAATCAGTTCCTCTGTTCTGATGATCTTGTATGCTGGTCCAAACAGTCCCTCTAAGACCCACTTATGCGTCTGTGTGCCGTCTAAAGTACCAGTGAACCCATATCTATACTTCGCATCACACAACTTGGTCATGATGCTGATTAGAGACTTAGATTTGAATAGGTGTGCTTCATCACCCATAACCACATCAAACCGTTCAAAGAAGGTCTTGGGCAACTTATAGATAGATTGCCAAGTGGTAATGACTACTGGAGCATCAGTATCCTTGTCTTTGCCACCGTAAATCTTATGACAGTTAGCAGATGCATCCCACCCGTAATCCTCAAAGTCCTTATACATTTGCTCTACCAGACTTGTCGTGGGTACAACTAGCAGGGTATTTCTATTGTGAGCTGTATGATATCTCACGAGTGAGTAAATCATCAGAGACTTACCTGAGGCAGTGGGAGATATCAATAATCTTCTATTGTGTTTTAGAGCATCGTATACTCCCTCTATTTGATACGATCTAGGTTCATGACTACAGATAGACTTCATGTAATCACGAACACCCTCAAGGGAAATCATCCCATTTTCTTCAAAGGGTAGACCG